ATCTGTTGGGACTGGTGCAGTTCCAATAGCAACAAACACACCTGCACCTTCAGCAACTACTCTGATAGCATCAGATTGTTGTGAAATAGCTGATGTAGTAGTAACACCTGTGCTTGTTGATAATACTGTATTAATCCCAACTGGTTTTAGTGCAGCCATTATTTTAGATTACAATAGTCTTATGAGTTATTTATTATTTAACCTGCCTCAACCTCGTCCTCTTCTGAATCAAAATCTACATCTGATTCAAATTCAGCACTAGGTTCTGCATCAAAATCCACATCATCACCAAACAGAGATGCTGCAACACTAGGTCTTACTGCATCAATATTAGCTGCGCTCTTTTGGAAAAGAATATCTTTAATGTGGTCACTAATCTGAGAAGATGAAGGTTCATCTTGTGTCAGCAAATCCATCAGTTCGTCCATGTCTTAACAATAAATCTACAGTGCTATTTAGATTTCCCCACCAGATGGTGTTTTGGGTGCTTCAGGGTCTTTTGGAGATTCTGTATTTTTGATTGGACTTGGAACTCCTCCACCACCAGGTGCTTCAGGTTCTACCATAAGTTCAGCTGGGTCTGGAATAACTCCATCTGCAATTTCTTTTTTAATCAATTCATCCTGTTCAATGATTTCTTGGTCAGTTTGACGCAGGACTTGTCTTCTAATATAATCTTGAGAGTAGTACTTACCAATATAAGGTTCTGCTTGTGCTACAAGTTCAAGTCTGCCTTGAAGAAGTTCTGCTTCTTTGAGTTCAGCAAAATGGTTGTCATACAGGAAGTCATACTGAATATGGTCTGACATGTACTCCCAATCTTCAGGAGTAACAATATTCTTCAGAAGAAGTTGAGTTCTCAGCATGTCATTGAACATTGCAGAGAATCTCTTTCTCATTCTTCCAACAAACTTGGAGAACTTGATTTCATCTCTCAGAATCTCAGAAGAACGACCCAGTGAGAATCCACTTCCCTCTCCTTCAACTCTAGTTTCAGGAACATTCAGTGCTCTGTAGAGTTTTCTTTGGAAGTAATTGATATCAGTAATTTCACCAAGATTCTGTCCACCAGGAAGTGTGGTGATTTCAGTTCCTCTACCACCTTCTCTTCTTGGAAGCCAGAAGTCTTCCATCATGGACATAAACTTTTTGTCATCTCTGATTTCGCCAGTGTTTGCATCATAGACTAACTTGTTTCTATAACGCATCATCACATCACGCAGATATTGTTCTGCCTTCATTTTTGGCAGATTACCAACATCAATATAGAAGATTCTTCTTTCTGGTGCTCTTGAAAGTCTATAGATAACAAGAGAATCTTCAATCATCATCAATTGATTGAGTGGTTTAATTGCTTTGTGCAACCAGGACAGAGTTGATCCCTTATTTCTATCTACCAGACCAGATGTGCAATAGGTGATGGAATCACGAGACATCTTAATTCCTTTGGTTGCACCATAAGGATTATGTGCACCACCACTTGAAGCAGAACCACCTGGATTGTAGATGAAATACTCTTCAATTTCTGGGAAGTTATATGCTGATGGATTATCTTCTTGATTTCTTTGAACGCCTCTAAGTTTATCCTTCTCAACTTTCTTCATCTGACGGATATATCTCATCTTGGCAGCATCGATATATCTCAGTTCTTGAATCCCTTCTTGTGGATTCTTCTGGTCAATTACTTTGTTGTAATAGAGTCTGCCATCAATGTACCAATTTCTGAAGATCTCATGTGCCTTCTTGTCAAAATCAAGAAGTTCTAAGATATACTTGAACTCTTCTCTGATTTTCTTTTTGATGTTGTCACTAGCATTCAGGTTAGACAGTTCAATTTCTACAGGACTGTCATTTGTATCTGCAACAATTGCTTCATTTACAATATCTTCAATTGCACTATCACACTCAGGGTAGAGCGCCATAGTACGATATCTTCTGATTAAATCACTTTCAGTTCTGTAGACACCTTCAATGTCAATATACGAACCAAAGAACCCCGAACTGACGTAGTGGTCATTTCCATCTGCATTGTTAGGTGGAACTGGGGATACTACGCCAGGCGGGGTTCTTTCTGAATCTTCAATTGAGAATCCAAATAATCTCGCCATTTCAAATTATACTAGAAACTTCTGTTCTAGTTATTTATCACTGAATCAATACTTCACCTGCATTGGCACCATTGGACTCAAGTGCATTACCAACAGTGAAGTACTGAACCTGGAAGGTTACTTCAAACTTCTCAATTGCATCAGTGTCAGCATAGTCAAGTGCAATCTCAGAAATTGTTGTTGGGAAAATGTCATAGAACTTGTAAGTTCTCAGAACTGCTGACTGACCACCAGAGTTGGTAGCTGCAAATGGAACTGCACCTCTTCCAAGTTGCTGAACATATGCATCAGTCATGTATGAAGTTGGGTTGGTAACACCAGTAGCATCATCCAACTTGCTCAGGACATTTGCCCATCTCTCAAATGCTGTTCTGAGTTTGAAGTCCTCATCATTGATGACTCTAACAGTCCAGGTATCAAAGGTTCTGTCTCCAGCAACCTTCAGCATTCTTCCTCTGAAAGGAACATCGATGTTGGCAACATTTGAAGCAGGCAGTGCTGCTGATTCACACAAGAACTTGAAAGTTCCATTTTCGCCATCATCTCCACTTCCCCAAGCATCAACAATTGATGATGGGAATGATGGAATGCTCACTTCAAATAGGTTGGGGCGGGCACCACCGCCCGCCAGTCTTGACTTAAATTGTGATAGGGTTTTGGTCTCTGCCATTTTTTAGGTCCTCCTATGTTTATGTATTAATAATTAAACAGTTCCAACAACTTCTTCAAAGCTGATACCAGTTCTGGTAGCAACGAAGGTCAGAGTAATGTAGTTGATTGACTTAGTTGGCTTCAAGTAGATGTCAGCTCTGAATTCATTATTATCAATCACATCAGGAGTATTATTTGTTTCATCACAGACTACCAAGAAGTCATAGATACCTCTCTTTGCCTGAACATCACGGAGATATGGTTCAACAATGTTAACAAAGTTTGATCTTGTGTTAGCATCATTGAGTTCAAAGAGTTGTGCATTTGCTGCACCCTCAAGTGCCTGCTCAACTGTCAGGAACAGTCTTCTAACATTGATTCTGTCAAAGGCAGAAGAGTAACCAAGAGCAGTCTTGTCACCAAACAGAACAATACCTGTTCCTCTTTGGGTGATGATTGAGTTGATTCTTGAACCATACAAGAGGTCTCTTTGTGCCTTAGTTGGGTTGTATGCAAGTTTGATTGCATTGTTGAGAACACCTCTTTGCTGTCCAGCAGGTGAGAACCATGGATATGCAGTGATATCAGTTCTAACCATCAGACCTGCAATGTCACCATTGCAAGGAATGTATCTGAACTCATTATTGAATCTGTCATAGGTGTACTTATATCCAGCATCAAATACTGCATATGAAGAACTTGACAGAGGTGCAAAGAATCTCAGAACATTATTTGTCTGAGTTGTTGTGTTGGTTACATCAACAATGTTTGCTCTGTGTGGTGAGACTGTAGCAATACAATCCTTTCTCTGATTAGCAATAGAAATCAGGAGGTTTGCTTTTGCTTGTGAGTCTGACTCAGCTGTCAAACCAGGACCCATCATCAGGAAGTCAACTGCAACCTCATCCTTGTTCTCAAACAAGTTGTAAGAAGTTTGCAGAGCACCCAGTGTTGCCTGATAACCACCAGTGGTTGAATAGTTCTCACCACCACCAAAGGTGTAGGTTACATTACCAATTGCACTGAAGGTTACACCTTGTGCATTTTGTCCCCAGAGACCTTGACCAGTGGTCAGTTTTGCATAGGAACCACTAGTTGAGAAACCAGCAGCATTTGGTACAGTTCCCCAATAAGCATCTTCTGCATTTGATGGGCTGTAACCAGCATAGATGTACTCAGAATTATCTGCAATATAATTCTTGTAGTATGTCTTGGTTGGTGCATCTGCATCTGCAGTAGCATCAAGTGCCTTAGACA